AGATGTATTGATTCCTACGCTTCCTCCAGACGTGATGTGTAATCTCCCAAACCCAGCAGTTGAGATGGCTACTTGGTCGGCGCCAGGGGAGTAGATGCCGGTGTTGGTGTCCCCGGTGAACTTCAGAGAAGGGGTGCCAGCAGAACCAAGAGCAAGAGCTGAGTTGCTGCCGTTCTCCCGCATCAAAGGGTAGCCGCCAACTTGAACACCGTCGTGAACAACTACGACCTCTTTATCAGTATCAATAGTCGTTTCACCAGCAGCACCAGTAAAAGAACTGTGCTGAACAGTAGTACCGCGACGGCGCTGAATTTGAGTGGACATTAGCAAAAAGCTCCTTTAATTAAAGACTACCGTAATCAGCAGTTGTACCAACGGCGTCAGTGATGAGGCCCCAGTTGGCATAATAGGCAAGGTTGTTGAGAGCGGTTACTGAGTTAGCAGCACTGGCTGCACTTGTAGCTGCTGCAGTTGCACTAGCAGCCGCGTTAGCTGCCTGAGTTGGAGCGGCAATAATCGCTGCAATGTCAGTGGCGCAAGTGGTGATATTGGCGTTGTTACTGGCAACCGTGTTGACATTAGAAATGTTGGTTGCAGTGGTGTTGACGTTGGCAATAGAGCCAGCAGTGGTATTTACATTGGCAATGTTGGTGGCAACAGTCGTTACGTTTGTGTTGTTTGTAGCAACCGTATTGACGTTGGTAATGTTGTTTCCAACAGTGTTTACATTGGCAATGTTTGTTGCCACCGTATCGATTTCACTGACAGGCTCAGCAAGGTCAGCAGCGACCGCTTGAATGTCAGCAATATTGGTCGCTACCGTGTTGACATTCGTGATGTTCGTGCCAACGGTGTTTACGTTAGTAATGTTGGTAGCAACAGTATCAATCTCGCTAACAGGCTCATTAAGGTCGTTAGCGACTGTTTGAATATCACTAATGTTGGTAGCAACCGTTGTGACGTTTCCAGAGATCCCAGCAACAGTTGTAACGTTGGCACTGATACCAGCAACCGTAGTTACGTTCCCAGAGATGCTTGCAACAGTCGTGACCTCAGTTGCTTTAGGGGTCAGACGGTGGAAAACATAGGTGTGAAGCGTGGTGGTCGTTTCAACCAACAAACCGTAACCAGAAGGCAGAACAGTTGAACCACACCCAGTAATCGTTACGGTGTTACTGCCTGCACCGTTAGCAATCGTTACGGTACCGCTAGAGGGGGTACGAGTTGTAACAATCTCTTTAACACTGATAATTGTTCCAGCGTTATCTGGGTTATTAATGTCAGGGTTGTTGACCGGAAAACTGGTCTCGTTAGCAATAGGAACAAAGCCACCAACATCATCTACAAGGTCAATGATGCGAGCGTCGATGGCAGCAGTCGTGGCAATAAAGCTATCACTGCTACTCCACGGCATACCGCTGTCAATGGTCTCAGCACTGTCTTGACGAAAGTACCGACGATCAGTAGCAGAGGTGGTAAAGAAGCTAGTGTCGTTGACCGTTACCGAGGGAACCTCAGAGTTAACAACAACAGTCGCTGCAGTCAGCTTTGAAGAATCAATGGTGTCAGCGCTGATCTTGCTGCCATCAATACCGCTAGCAACCTTTGCGTTGGTTACAGCTCCGTTAGCCAGTTTGTCAGTGGTTACGTTGCTATCTGCAATCTTGGCAGTCGTAACGTTTGAGTCTGCAATCTTTGCAGTGGTTACGTTGCTGTCAAGGATCTTGGCAGTGGTTACGTTACCGTCAGCAATCTTGGCTGTAGTAACAGCAGAGTCAACAAGTTTGGCAGTGGAGATACTGGCGTTAGTAACACCAATCGTGATTTGACCGCTTGCAGGGCTGTTGTCGGTAATGGTGAGAGAGTCACCAGCAACAACATCAGTGGTTAGAGCAGTATCAATCTTGCTGTCGATACGACCATCAATAGCCCCTGTAGTGGCAGCGTGGGCGTTATCAGCCGTCCAAGGCTCAGCAGAACCTATAAAACCACCAAGGACTTGAAGGTCACCAGTACCAGTGGTCAGAGCTGCGTAAGTATCACTAAATTCTTGAAGACCAAAACGAATCTGGTTATCGGCGTTGTTAAGGTCTTGAGCAGTTAGTGTTGAACCTGCGGTATAAACCACAGTTGCATCACTAATGTCTGTAATTCGACTAATGCTAACCGTTGCGTTACTAACAGCAACACCCAAAACAATTGCAGTACCAGCGCTGTTAAAGGTGTAATCAGTACCTTGAGTTTTAAGGGTGCCGTTAACAGTTACAGCAATATCAGCTTGACGCAGATACGGAATTGGATCTCCGCTGCTATTAGTAAGGGCAAACGTTGTACCAGAAACACTGGTGTAAGTAATTGATGCGTAAGCCATTACTGGGCACCTCCGGTCAGACGATTTTGAAGAACAAGCTGTTTCATTTCTGCGGGAGCTTTATAGCGTTGACCGGGAAGATCACCCATTAAGAATTGCTCCTTAGCAATACTAATTAGTTTATCAACCTCGTTCTTAAGAATTACTCGCCGCATATTATCTTCACGACCCCAATTAGGATCCTGAACAAGGCCCATAGAACCCATACGGAACGGAGAGTCAACAGAAGGGTACTGTTTGTACTGTTTGCTGTTTACGAGGTCTTTGAGATAAGCGTGAGCACCTTTGTACTGTTTGTTAAACACAGGGTCGTAATACTCAAGTTCAGAGTTGAAGAAGTGGTTAAAATTGTTAAGAACAGCTTCATTGATACCAACCCCATCAGAACTAAACAAAGTTTTACGGGGTCCAGGAGTTAAGGTTGTAACAATTTCATTAGCAACATCATCTTCTCCGAGCTTGTCAGGGAACAGCCAGTAGCGCCCAAGGACAGCTTGAACGGGATACCATTTACCAGCGTGGTTGGCGTTGACAGTGGTTCCAGGTTTGCCGTACCAAAGGGCTTTACGAGACGCTGTACGGAACTCAGGCTCGTTACGGATAACAGACACCAAAGCATCAGCAATGACGCCTACAGGGCTGTACTCAGAGGCAATACCAAAACTTCCAAATGAGGAATCCAGGATGCTGTTACCAATGTCAGACATCGTGATTCCTTTTTCACCAAGCTTCCCAGTTGAGTAAAAGCCTTTATCAGCAAAACGAGTTACAGGACTTGCAGGTTTACGAGGATCAAAGCCTTGAATAACAACCTTTCTGAGATTGAGGTAAGGATCACTGACCTTAGCTACAGAATCTGCAATCAGCTTTTGCATCCGAGATACATCACCAGTACCTGCTGCGGTGAGAGCTTTGATTACTCGATCAAAACCAGCAATGGCAGGGGTTTCCAGAATGGTGTTTGCAAGAGAAGCAATAGCAAGAGCAAAAGCACCAGAGGTATCTCGGCCAGGTGAAAATTCTTGAAGATCTCTAATACTGGCGTGGAAAGCAAGAGTGTTGCCAATACCAGGAAAATAACGATAAGGAAGCATCATGCCGCCAATCTTCCAGGTATAAGGATCACGAGCACCTTCTGTTTCTCGGTAAGTGTTTTCAAGACCTCCAGTTAAGTCTTGATTACCATCTCTAACCAAAAAGAAAGCAAGAGCATTGATTCCAAGAGCCATAGCCAAAGCTCCTTGAGCACGGTTACGGACTTTTGGATCAGAACTTACATACTTGCTTTCAAAATCAATAATGTCTTGAAGGGTTTTAGCAGGAAGACGATCTGCAATGCTTTCAGGCAACGCCTTCATGCCAGTAGAAAGACCAGCCCTAAAAGCATCAAGACCAGCTTGACCAACTTCACCGCCGTAAGAAATCATTACAGCACGTTTAATTCCGTTAATAGGAGAAGTAAGGAACGGAAAAATGTCACGACCAAAAGCAGCAAGAACAGGGTGCTTGCTATTACGCAGAGCGTTTACGGCATCAGCAGTGTTAGCCAAAGGACCAGTCAACTCTTCAGTAAGGTTGATGGCACGAGTCAGTTGAAGAATTTGGTTATCAAGAACTGAGTAACCAATTGTCTGCTGATCAAAGCCAACCTTGACTGGCTTGTACATATCAGACATTTCTTTGTTTAAACGTCTTGCAATTTCCTCAGCTCGATCTGCAAAATCAATTACACCAGCAGAAATTTGTTCATCAACTTCCTTATTCACAACAGCCCTGACGTGAGCGTTGGCAAAGAGAGCGGTAGTAAACTCATCAGCCGCTGCAGAAAGTTGCATAGGCAAAGTAAGGTTTACGTTTTCACCACCTGGGTAATAACTCTTCTTACCAAGACCCATACCGCGAAGGGCAGTGGTCGTGCCACCCATGACGTACTTACCAAACCAGCTCCGCTTCTCCCAAGCCTCAGCAGGCATGAAGTAATCGTGGAACGCCTTGAGAAACACTCGGCTGCCGTTAACGGTATCAAACAGCTTGTCATCCTTTTCACCGCGTTCCATGACGTAGTTGACGAAAGGAATCTTTACTTGCTTCTGAGCAAGGTCCTGAGCGATTGCTTCTTCACGACGCAAACCACCAGCCCTCTGGATCTCGTAGGCGCTGTCAGCGGCCTGTGCAGGGTCTGAAATTGCCTTGCCATACACAAAACGGTTGTAGGTAGCTTCAAGAGCTTCTCCAAGTGCAAAGCGAGTTTGAAGAATTGTGTCAGCAGAGATACGAGCTTCTTCAAGAGATTCTTTAGCGTATTCAGTTTTACCAAGCCACTTAGCTTTAGCTGCGTCAATAACACCAGAAACTGATTGAAAACCTAACTGTATGTAAGTTTCAGGAACACCCTGAATAGGAATTGAAGAAATAGTTGCAGGGTTAGATAGCGGAGAACCAATCTGCAAACGAGCCAGAACTGCATCAGCAGTGATTTCAAGGTCTTTCAACTTGCTGATGTCACCTTGAGATTCATAAATCTTTTCAACAAGACTTTCAAGACCAGCAAGGTCGTCATCAGTCAGATCTTCGTCGTCGCTGATCTTTTTAAACAGATCACCGTAATGCTCTTCAAGTTCTGCTTTAGCTGCTTTGGTTTTGTCAGCAAGAACATCAGCAAAGTTCTGGTTATCACCAAAGGTGGCTAGTTCTTGGTTAAAGCGACTGAACAGCACTTTGGGGTCTCCAGCAGCAAACTGAAGGCGGTTACGACGGTCAAACAACCGAAGAGCGTTACCAACGCCATACATCATCTCGTTAAGAGCTTTGGCGTTAGCGACGAAGACTTGAAAATTAGTCTTGAAGTTATCCAGAGCAGTGACACGATCAAGACCAGGAATATCTTCATCGTTCATGATTTTTCTGAGGTCCCGAGCAGCAGCCAAAGCAGCAGAAGCGTTGGAGTCCAGGGTTGCAGTAGGAACCATAATCTTGTTCAGGTTCTTCTGAATGTCCTTACCAACCTGCTCAGCGCTAATAAACTCAGCCAGTTGATTGAGCCTGGAGTCACCACCCATAAACTCAGCAAGCTTACGAATGGCTAGACCGTACTGCTGAGGAAGGATTGCGTCACGATCAAAGGTCTCAAACAGCGCTTTAACAGCAGCAGCGTTGTCAAAGCTGCCGGTGTATTTAGTAGCGCTGGTGTTATAAATTTGGAACGCTTTATCAGCAATGTCTTCGTCACCAGTTTTAGCGATTAGACGCTTTTGTTCCTTAAGAGCGTCTTCATAGCCCTTGGTGAAGTCCCGAAGGTTTTCAAAGGTCTCACTAGGATCCTGGTTAATCTCAAGGTCCCTGTTAACTTCACGGATTATTTCGCGTTGGTTAACAGCAATGTCATCACCAGGGACGCTTTCATTCAGAGCACGGTTAGCTCCAATGGTGTCAGTGTCGACAACAATTTCACCGTCATCAGTTTTGGTTACAGGAACCTGATTAACGACAGGACTGTCTGGCTTGGGAATAACCAACGAAGCAGGAGGTTTAATAGCTTCCTCAAGATCAGGAGTAATACCCTGAGCCATAGTTTGCTGAAGGTCTTCAGGGATCTCAGGAACAACAGGGGCCAAACCACCGTTGTCGATGACTTTGTTATGAATCGCATCAACACGGTTGATAAAGGTATTGATGAACTCAGGGTTGAGGTTACCGCTAACAACAGCAGCCTCACCAGCGTTCAGGAGATCCTTGAGTTCCCCGTAAGCCTGACCAAAAGCATCTTTCAGGGTGTAATCAGTATCAATCTCATCAAGGCGGTTTTCACGGAACAGCAAAGCGTTGTAGCTTTCCAAATAACCAATACGCTCATCGTTCAGCTTGTCGAGAGTATCAACAAGAATCCGAGCGTCGTTAAGGGAGTTGGTAAAAGCAATAGAAGCAGTGTTACCTTCAGCCAGCTTTGCTTCTAGTTGAGCAATCTTTGAGGTCCGCTCAAGATCAAGGTTGTCAAACTCTTGCAGTTGCGTTTGGAGGATCCGAAGGCGATCAAGACGCTCAGCAGCTTGAGCAGCCATACGGACCTTGGTGCTGTTCTTGCTGGCTTTCTTACCAGCACCAGTGGACTTGTTGATCCAATCAGGATCCTTGGCAATAGCCTCCTCGTAGGCCATCAGACGGGCCTCTAGGTTGGCTTGTTTTGCAGCAACTTGCTCAGGGGTATTTACGCCCAAAACGCTTCTGAGAGAATCGATCTCGGCTGCAACATTTGCTCGTTCAGGTCCCACAGTAGGGACAGCTTCAAGCTCTTGTGTCAGCCGCTGGAAGTCAGGAATCAGCTCTTGTTGACGCTGCAGGAACGATTCAGCACCAGCACGGGCACCAAAAGCAATCTGAGCTACGTTCTCGTCGATTTTCTTGTACAGCTCAGACGTAACAGCTCCCAGACGATCCTGGATGACCTCGTTAGCCTTCTTGACACCCTCAGCCTCTACCTCCTGGCGGATCAGCGGGAGAGCCTCCTGAGTGGCCTCCTCCATGGCTTGTTGAGCAGGGATACCACTGGTGGCTTTACTGAGGAAGCGGTTAGCCAGGTAGAACGTCCCACGAAGGGCAGTGGTAGCAGCTACACCAACACCAACGTTTTTGAACTGCTCAAAGGCATAGTTAAACTTCTCAGGGTTCTCAGCACGAAGAACCTCAGCAGCACGGATGCGCTCTTCAGGAGTCCGAAGGTTTTGAATTTCATCCAACTCTTTTTGCATTGCAGCAGGAGGCTGAGGCATAAAGAACATCGCATCTTGGATGCTTTCAGGCAAAACGTCTTTGATCAGGTAAGACGCCATAACCCGAGCACCTTGAGCCAGGTCTTTGTTCTTCCAAACATCAGACAGCTTTTCAACTGTTTGGATGGTTTTACCAGCAAGACCAGGAGCTTTGGTCAGTTTGTTAACGCCAAGGTCAAAACCAATAGCAGCGCCAACTTGAGAGGCAAGACGACCTACAGCAGTTTTAGGTTTGATGTTTTGCTTAACAAATTCGCTGTCGTCACTAAACGCAGGACCAATGATCGGAGTCTTGGGTTTGATGCCGTAGCTAAAGCCTTGGGGATCCCGGCCAGTCTTCTGAAGAGCTTCAATGGCTGCTTGAGCGTTCCTAGAGCGCTGCTCAACCAAAGCTTTGTCAGTCTCACCCATGGCGCCTACAGAGCCACCACCGGCTAAAGCAGCACCAAGGTCAATACCTTGCGTTACAGCCCCAATCTGCTCCATCGCAGCAATAGGAGCGTTAACGATTTGACGGGGAATGTCTTGAACAATCCGACGTGCCTCGTCACCAATGGTTTGCTGGGTGCCAGGGATCTTTGCCTTTGCAGCACCTTTAACAGCCATAAACGGCTGCACAAGGGGTGCCAAGGGACCAGCAAGGAATTGAGTAGCTGCAGCAGTGCCAGCACGCTTCAAAGCACCACCAGCTTGGTCTTGGATGAACCTACCTAGATCAAAACCACGCTTAGGCTGTCGCTGAGGTTTTGCTTGAGCTTGAGGTTTTGCAGTCGGTTTGGGGGTAGTTCCACCCATTTGAGGGGTAGCTCCTTGTCCCCACTCTTGCTGGTACCGCTGCTGGGCCTCATTGGGGTCCTGAATGAAAACGCTTTGACCGCTACGAGTGGGGATATAGGGCATTTGAAGGAAGAGCAACTAAGGGCGCTTCCTCCAAAATAATGGATACAACTAGAAATTGTTATTAGTTAGAACGAAACAGAGGTAAATAGGACTTTCTAACAAAAGTATTTTGAGTTTCTTGACCGTACTGAAACTGCTGAGTGGCCCCATTAGGACGGTAAAGCTGAATGTGAACGTGACCAGGATCGCCAGCACCAGTACCTGAGTAACCAGGACGGCTGTCATGGCGACTACTATCACCGCTTTTGCCAATAGGCATACCACGACGGATGCGCTGACCAGGCTGGTAGTAAGTAGCAGCTAGGTGTGCAAGACGCACCAGATCACCTTTGCGGTATCCAGGGCCATCAGAATCAGCACGGATGATTACGCTGTTACCAAAACCACCGCGCTCGTAACCAGAGCTAACAATGGTTCCACTAAACGGAGCAGGAACAGGGTTAGAGATTTGACCGTTTTGACGCTGAATGGTGAAATCAATAGCGTTGTTACCAGAACCACCAGGACGCTTTGAATGAGCGTGAGACCAATTGGTAATGATGATGCTGGCATCCACTGGCTTTGTACCGCCACCACCAGAAGCAGCACGAATAGCTCCTTGGATCTTTAAAGCGTTCTCACGGAACACAGGAGGAGTAGTGCCGTCAAAGTAACGGTTTGCTTGCTTTTGCAGGATCTCAGCAGCAGTGATCTGGTTGCCAAAACCACGCTGAACGTTTGCAAGGCTTCTGCGGGTTGAAGTGCTCAGGCGAGACAGATCACCAGTAGAAAGAGCAGCGTTGATCTCACCCAACTCAGCTTCATTAAACACAAAGCGCTCACTGAGGTACTGACGAGCAGCCTTGGGATTGTTACGGAACACAGGAGCCGCTACAGCAGCCCAGGAAGCCCTGTTATCAGAGTCGTTGATGTTAATGACCCACTGGCCCTGAGCGTTCTTTGTAGAGGCACCCAAAGAGGGACCACGGGTGTTTTTTACACCAAGCCTTCCGGTTTCAGTGACGTTGTAATACTGATCAACATCGTTGTATTCAGGACGTTGGAAGAAGTAGCTCTTAGCCCTTTCCAGGATCCCAAGCTGCACTGCAGGGTCATTGACATTCTCACCACGAGCAGCAGCTTTGTTCAGCTCAGAACGGATGTAAGTAGAACCTTCTGCCTTCAAACGAGTCTTGGCTTCAATGATGGCTTGGTTGAGGTAGTTCTTCTTTTGCTTAGGAATCTCACCTTTTTCAGACGCCATAGCTTTGATGGCTGGATCCTGCATAAAGGAGCCTTTGAGACCTTCAAGCAGCCCTCTGAGAATCGATCCCTGAGCCTCTTTATAACCAGCACTGCTTTGAGTAATAGCAGCGTTACCAAACATCGTGACGAGCTTTCCAAAAACAGGAGTTCCTTCAGCACGAGCACGAAGTTCAGCAGGCATTTGAGTGGTGCCGCTGTTAATCAGCTCTTTAGCTTCAAGCTCAAGTAAGGCTGATTGCTCAGGACTGATGTCTTTGTTTTGGAACGGGTAAGCCTTATCAACAACCTCATCAGCATCAGCAACAGACATACCTTCAGGCAGAAGACCTTGAGCAGCTAGCTGACGGTTACGAGCTTTGAGAGCTTGGCGCTGAGCAACAATTTGATCGTCAGTGGGGTTACCAAAACGGCTGTAGAACCCTTGAGATTCGTTAGCCAGGTCTCTACGCCAGTTACGCTGAGTACGAGTAATAGTGCGCTCTTCAGATGCAGCAAAGCTTTCACTGCGCTTAACAGCTTGAACAGCACCAACCTCAAGGATTTCTCTAAATGTTTGTCCTTTGTCGTTTCTTAGATCAAGAACGTTTTGACCATCTTTGGTTTTAATGCCATCAAAAGAAGAAACAATATTGCGATAACCGTAAGCCTCGCCAATATCGTTGTATTTATCACCGTCTACATCAATAAACAGACGACCACCTTCCCTAAACAGCAGCTCGTGAAACTCTTTCTCTGAATACCCACGAACATCTACAAAGTAAGCACGGGCATCGTCGTAACCCTGCTGAACACCTTTCTGTCCCAGCACAGTACCTTCTTGAGCCCCGAGAGAGGCTTTCATAAACTGAGCACCAACCTTGAGACCGCCGTAAAATTTCTGGATGGTAGTGTTTTGGTCAGTGCTTACAGTGCGCTCATAGCTCTTATTAACAACGTCTTTCTTAAGGTCAAACAGGGTTGCACTGACCAAAGGATCAATCTTGGCAGCCCTAAAGGCCTCAGGAACGTCTGCATAGGGTTGCATCAGCTCTTGAGCCTTAGCAGCCATTGCAGCAGCTCTCTGGTCTACAGGAAGCTCAGCAAGACGCTCTGCAGACTTTTTACCCCAAGAGGCAAGACCAATAGCGACTTCCTTACCAGCGTTAGTAGCTTTGCTGTCGTAATAAAAGTAGTTAACCCAGGGGTTGCTTAGTTGGTTTTGGCGAGCCAGATCGTCGTCACCTTTAGCCTTGAGTTGCTTGGTCTCTGCAGCGTTTTCAAGGGAGTCCCGATAAGCAGTAGCTTCAGAAGCAAGGATACGTTCTGCTTGTTGTTTCTTCTCTGCTTTGTAATTTTCAAACAGCATCTCAGAGGTAGTTTGAAATACCCCTTCTTTACCGAGAAAATCTTGGATGCTTTTAATAGCCTCTTCGGCTTGGTAGTTCTTCTGGAACGTAGCTCCATACATCAACTGACCACCAAGCTGCTGAGGGGTATCCCTAGGAGCAGCAGGTTCTGGCAGAGCAGCAGGACGCTCAGGGTTTGCTACCAGATCACGAATCTGGCGCTGAGGGGAGATTCCAAAGCTGCTTGTCATTGAGATTCCTCAGTGGTAGGTGCAGGTGTAATAGCTGGTTTAGCTCCAGAATAAGAGGAGGCAGGAGCAACAGGCTTAGGAGCAGGAGGCTGCATAGCCTTGTAGTTCATAAAAGCGTTTAGACCAATAGTGCCGATGTTGAACGCCAAAGTAGAAGCACTGGGACCCATAACAGGCGTAGGATCTACCGTTTCAATAGGCAGAGGAGCCAAAGGTTTAACAGGATCAGCAACAGGACGAGGGGTGTAGAACTGAACCTGATTGACAGCGTTTTCTCGTGCCACGTTCAGGGCTTCACCAGCTCGTGTTTTATCAGCAATTCGGAAATTACGAGTAATTTGACGGTTGCTGAGGTTAGCCAAGTACTGCTGTTGATACTGGTTTTGCAGCCTTTCAACAGAACGACCAACCTGACCGCTAGAAACTTTTTTGGCAGAAGCAGCAATCGACTGAGCACGGATATTTTCCATCTCAATTGTTTCCTTAGCCTCTTCTTCGTAAAACCGACCCTCAAGGTCAGCCAGTTGCCGCTCAAAGTTTTTGGTAGCTGAAGTGGATACAGCACCTTTAAACGTTGCTTGCTGATCAGCTAACTGCTGCTCATACTGTCGAACCTTTTCAACGTAGTCAGACTCTCGATACCAAGAGTTCAACTGATACTCGTAGTTACGGTAGTTCTCTCGGCTTTGAGAGGCATAACGAGTCCAGTATTCAGTTTGAGCTGCAGCGTTGTAACGATCAGTTTCTGTTTGCTTTAGTTGGTAATCAAAAAGAGCTGCAGTAGTACCCATACCAAACTGGGCAATACTGAGGATTGAAGGCAGATCAAAGATCCCAGAGCCCTGTTTAGAAGCCATTAACCGTACTTCCTCGCTACATCAAAGTACAGACCAGTCCATTCAAGAGCTATGAACTTAGCCTGGTCGATGCTGTTGTTCACTAGCTCCAGTGTAACTTGGTCATTCTTGCTTTGGATATAAGCCCTAAACTTGGCTTCCTCAAACGGCTCTTCCTCGCTAATAACGATGTTTCCGTTTAGAGGGTCCCTACGGTCAAACTCATAGGTAATCGTATCCCTGTGCTTAGGACTCACTTCAACAGTGAAGTACCTTGCATCGTTGTAATAAATATCCAAGTATCGCAGTTGAAGACGACCAGTACGATTACCAATAAAAGTGTTCTCGGTCGCTGTTCTGCTATACGGCATAAGTTGAGGCGGTTGGTAAGTAAACGTAAATTGCTCACCAAAGACCCAAGAGCTACTTGAAAAATCACCAATGCTGTCGCAAACAAAACTGGTAACACCTGCAGGAACGTTGTTAGCCACGATCCAACGTTTTTCAGATTCCGAACCACTTGCACTGTTTTGTTTAATAATTACAAACTGACTGGTGTTAACAGTCCTGTAAGGCAACGTAACGGTTGTTTTGTTAGTAGCTGCAGAGTAGCTAAAGCTCGCGGTACCAATATCAGTGGTAATTGAGCTGGAAATTTGACGATCAAGCAGGAACAGATTTCCGCTTTCCTGAGGCGGCCTAGAAGCGTTAACGCCCTCAAGGTAGTACTCAGTGTTAGCACCGTTAACGTAGCTTACCAGCTTGAACAGAGTACCCTCAACAAAGTCACACCAATAGATGTTTTTGTTAGGGAAAGTCCATTTGTGCCAAGCGTTTTGTCTGTTGGTCAAGGATCCACCAGAGGCTTCCCAGAAGAATTGGTACACATACAGCGAATCTGGATCATCTTTGCTAAGAGCTACCAAATACTGATCAGTACGGCTTACAGCAAGTGAATCAATGTTTTTAGGAATGTATTTAGGAATGGTTTCTGTAATAACTGCTGTTTGACCCAGGTTGATACCCACCGTGCGGTCAGTCGTAATAAACGTGTGGAAACCAGTGAAGTCACCTTCTTTGACAGGAAACAGTACTTGAGGACCAACCTGCTCAGGCTTTACCTTCGACTCCATACTGATGGAGCTAATACGACCCACAGAGGCTGTCTCAGGGCTAAACGTAACGTTGTCACCTGAGTACAGACGGAACTGGTTTTCGTTGGAAAACAACACAAGTTCGTCCTGCTGCTGCAACGCGTAGTTCAACACAGCAACGTCGTTACTGACAGCGGTAAGGTCAATAGGGTCGCTGTCTACAACTTGAAGGGCTGACTGTTGCCAGAAGTTGTAATAGTCTCCAGACTCACTCAGGATAACGTTTTCACCACTTACAAATCCAAGACGGTTTTTAAAAAACACAAGGTCGTTGATTGTGCTGTCAACAAACGAAGGTCCAGGTAGTTCCTCTTCATCACCAGCCAGTCGAGTACCCCAACCAGGCAGCGTGAAGGAAACGGTGCTGTCGGTGTAAGTTGTACCGCTAAAGGGCTGGAACGTAAACCTTGTAAGGCCACTAGCGTTTCGGTAGTAAACAAACGCATGAGGCATCGTGTTGTCGTCTAGAAGCCCCCTAGAGCCCCATCCAGCAGCCTCTTCCCACACACCACGACCGAAGTCACCGTTAGTTGTGGTGTTCTCAGCGTTAAACGTCAGGTAGTACGAGCTTTGATCTGAAGAGCCATCAGGAGCCACAAGAACCGTATAGCCCTCCCAGGAGGTCGGAGGAAGCTCTGTAATGCTGGTGACCTGATTGGTAAAACCAGACATCAACGTGTTGCCTCGTGCGTCGTGAGCTACAAAGCTTTTGAAGTAACGAGAACTACTTGTAAGGCCAATGAGGATTTGAGAGTCTTTGACGGTAAACGTCAGTTCGTTATGAATGTCACCTTGATCGAGACCATCGCCAATTGTCAAAGTTGTAGAACCGTTAGCAGTAGCGTTTACGGCTGTACCAGCTTCGTTGACAAGGGTAAAACTTGTAGTACCTACAGATCCAATAAAGGTATTTGCAGGAATACCAGTACCACTTACGGTCTCACCAACGGCAATTGAATCAATGTCTGTAGCTGTAACGCTGCTAACGGTGCTGCTGCCAATAGAAAGTGAACCAGTAATGGTTTGAGTTGCACTTACTAATTTTTGAGCAATAGTTTCAGTACTAACAACGTTTGGATCACCGCCAGCATCAGTCAAAGATGGGCTGATGTAATGACCCCTGATAACGTCATTGTTATCAAGCGTGATTGTGATTGCATACTCAGTGTCATAGTCAACCAATTTGACCCACACCTGAGCCTTGGTAGGACGGTAGACAGAGCTGATGCTGCTGACGTTGTATCTGGTAAGAGTCTCTGCTGCGTCGTAAGCAGTCTCTTTTTGGACGTTAGTTACAAAGACGTAATCTTGAAACGACGTAGCCCTAAACCGATCACGAGCCCTACCAGATCCACGGAGGTAACCAAGATTGGTGGAGGTAATGTTGGCAAAAGTTTGCTCAACTGGCACAACGGAAGGAAGGATACCGCTAATAGGTTCAACATTGGAAACGCCAGAAACAAACGTATAGCTTGACTCAACAGTCAGCGTTACTCCAGTCGTTGTAGCAGTTGCATTTTTGCTGAGAGTGATGCGAGAGCCAGCAGTATCAATATCAACAATGGTCGTTCCGCTAGGTACACCACTACCTGTTACACCAGCTCCGACAAACAAATCTGTCATGGAGCTTACAGAAGTCACCACAGCAGAACCACTAGTAATATTCCCAGTACGAGATACGGTACGGCTGTCGTCAGCAACAATGAGAATAAATCGCTCATCACTACTACGGTTGTAAACAAAAACCCAGGCCTCATTCCACTTGATGGGGTTGGTAAGGGTCAAGCCACCAGCATTCTTGGTCAGCGTATCAATACGCTTTACAGGCACAGAACCTAGCCGTTTCTTAAGACCCTCAACAAGGTCACAATTTCCGTTTTCAAGGACTTTGGCAAAACCAGGCAGCACAAAGCTATCGGCTTGCTGGTTTACACCTTTATTGAGAGGGCCAATGATTTGGCTAAAAAGTTCTCTTGACATCAGCGGCTCAGAATATCGGGACCAAAGTTAGTGATCACACGGCCACCATACATATCGTCAGGACCGCTGATGAAGTTGTAGTTTTGAGCCATGTCCTCAGTACGCTTAAGGATTTGCAAGGCTCGTTCTTCATCTTCTCCGGTGTAAGCCTCAAGACTGGCAGAAGTCACAGCTCGATTAGCAAACATCCGACCAGCACGGATCATGATGTAGCGACGACCAGTTTCAGGAATACTGTCCCAGTCAAGTTCTTCAACAATCTCAGCTACAAGATCACTTGTGTTACCAATGACTGCTACACCAAAACTACCTCTCAGATCGTATGAGTTCCTAATGCGATCAAAAAGCCTAAGACCACGAAGAACAAACCTTTGAGATGGATAGGTAAGCGGATTGAACCGAACAGCAAGGGTGTTGCTAGGAAGCTGGGATTGACCTGTAGAAGCGTCCAGAGGAATGGAGTCATACAGCATTGTGTTCCAAGACCACCCAGCACCTTGAACCTCACGGCTCACTTCATCCAGAGTACGCTCTGCAAGACTTGCGTCACCAGTCAAAGGAGCATTAAGACTATTTACAGGTGCCTCACCAATAATGGCGAGAAGAGTGTTAACTGCACTGAGTTTACTAGTCGCCATTATTGCAACAAAAAAGGGGAAACAT